GATTTTAAAACACATAATTTTTCATTTTCAAAATATTCAGAAATAGATTCATAATTTAATTTATTTGTATTTTCTAAATAATTTACATCTAATTCATTATATTCAAAATCATATGAATCGTATTCTTTATTAAAATATTCTTGATATTTATTATTAAAATTATCTTCGCGGGCCATAGTTTTTAATGTATAAACATTAAATTTTGGTACATAATCATTACCGTAAAATTTTTGTTCGCATTCATCTAATTGAATATCTTTATATTTACCAATTTGAGACCGTTTATATAATTGATTAATTATTTGTTTATCATTGTTTGAATTATAGCAAGCAAATAATAAATTTCTCCAAGATTCAAAACATTCAAATCTGCTATCAGCGATACATTCTATTAATTTTAACATTTCGGGTATTTCTATTTTATTAATTATTCCATCATATTTAATATGAATATTAACAGTTTTATTTTTTCTTACTTCTACTTCTCCATCTTCAATTTTATTATTTGGATCTAATAATAATTTTACATATTCAAATATTTCTTCTGTCATTATTTTTAATGTTGGTTCTTTATCTAATAATTCATATTTAACAATTTGTCCATCAAATTTATAATTGCCAAAAAATATAATTCCACCATTCCCGCGAGTATCGAATCCCAATACATTATTAATATTTGATGCTTTAGATTGTTGTTCATAATTATTTAATCTTTCATCATATTTAAAATAGTAATGGTATCCCTTACGAGTTGCGACTTTCCAGCCACAATATTTAAAACAAATATTATTTAATGCTTTAGATGTTTCATTTTCTAAATCGTCGATATCAATAACAAATATATCAGAAATAATACCAGTTCTAATAGAAATCAATGTGTGCCAATCTTCAAAAATTGTTGATGTTGTCAAAGATTTATAATTTTTTGGAAAATGTGGAATTTTTTTAACTTTATTTGTTTCTTGATTTTTAGTTGCAGTCATCCACATTGAAAAATATATTAAATTATTTGAGTTTAAAATTTCTAGATGGTCCATATTAATATTATATATAATATATATATATAATTTTTTCTTATATGGTTTTCTATATTAAAATAAAAATTAGAATTACTTAAATATTATTTCTATATAAAAATATTTCTATAACTCGTCTGAAGGCTATGTTTTGACATAAATAATATTTCTAATTATAGAAAACTTTTTAAGTAATATATATTTTTGACTTTGTATATATAGTTCTTTTTTATAAATATTTTTGTCCCCAATCTCAACATAAATCTATTAATAATTATTGTCGACATTGGGGACAAAAATATATTTTTTAAGTAAAATATTAAACATTACTTTCATTAATTTTTCTATGGTCAGTCTGTGGGCTATTCTTTGAACTATTAATAATATCTTCTTTCATATCAAGCTCTACCAACCCAAAACAACATTTACTGTGTCTTAGATGGCTAGCAAACGATGAGATTAAAGCTAATAAACCAATTAATAAATTTATATATTCTAAATCCATATATTATAATCAAATATTATTTATAATTTTAATATCATAATCTCTACTAATTTTTTTTAATGATTTATTAATTGATGGCTCTGACCATAGCGTATGAACTGCCCAAAAACCAGATGTGAATTCGTCATTCCAATTTTCCCTTTTTTTATGTCTATCAATATATCTATATTTTGCGTCTTTATCTCCAGTAATTGTAAAGTCATTCGCTCCAGCTTGTCCAAAATGTAATGTTTTTTTTCGTAATCCATCCATAACAACAACTTTATATTTTTTATTTATTCTGTCAGATCTTGATATAATAACAGTTTTCATATATTATAACAAAACAAAATATAAAATTTTTTTATTTTCATATTATATATAATGTCTATTAATTCAATTATAACAAATCCTGTTATTTTAGATTCTTTAAAAGTTGCGATTGGTGGTGGGGGTGGTTCTGGAATCACAAGTTTAGTTAATACAGATAATAATGTTTCAGTTTCTGTTGATGGGTCAGTTGGAACCGTCAATTTAGACCCGTCTATTTCTTTAGAAAGTTTAAATATTAACGGTACAATTAGTTTAAGTTCTGAGGTTGGTAATGTTGGCGATGTTTTAACTTCACAGGCTGGAGCATCTGCTATTTGGTCTCCTCCTCAAACTGAAACTGGTGAAATTATGAAATTATTTTATCAAAATAATGGAATGCAACCCGCATCACAAAGTGGCGCATCTATTACATTATGGACTCAGGCATTTACGAATTTAGATATAACAAAGAAATATTTAATTAGAGCAAATTTAGGTTATTATATACCAGCCGTAGGTGGTGTTATTGGATTTGGAAATATTCAATTAAATAATCTTGATGGAAATATACAACAATATACAACCGCATACGGAACTCTTGAAACTAGACTTACACAATCTTATTATTTTACAACATTTCAATCAGTTCTCGTATCAGATACATTTTCTATTGTAATAAATGTAAATGCCGGAGTTGCAAATACTGATATTTATGATTATTTTAATATTGAAATTGATGAAATAAATGTAGTATAAATTATGTTATTATAAATAACTTTATAAAAATTATATGTTCATATAATATATAAAATGCCTCTAAAAATATTAGCATCGTATGTAACAGAAAAAAATGGTGACATTTACAAATTTAATCGAAAATTATACGATCCACGTAATCCATTGAGTGATTTATTACCAACTCGCAATATTTTAAATACACAATATGAAAAAGCATATAAAGCAAAAAACACAAAAAAAATGAAAGAAATAAAAATAAAATTAAATAAAATACAAAAACTAATAAATCCATATGTAAAAATAATATCAAAAAAACAATTTAAAAAAGAAAGAAAATCTCTTTATATTAAACATAAATTAAGAGGCGGTTTAATAAATCAAATACCAGATAATAAATTGGGATTAGCTCGCAATAAGCAATCAATACCAACACAAGCTAAAAATTTAGTTAAATATTTAAAATTCGATGATAGTGAATTTATTTTCACAAATAATACTGCAATTTATGGCTCATTCAATTATAGATTACAAAATTACCCATCTGACATTGACAGTTCAAATACTATTTTATTTGATGTTGGTGATGAAGTCGCTGTAAAAATTATAGAAACCAATATAAAGAAATTAGTTTTTAAATTAGTAAATAATAAATTAGGTCGAAAATTTGCCGATCTAAAATGTGGAAATTATACTAACGGTGAATCTATACATTGGACGCCGTCAGAAATAAAAAATGGTTTTCGTAATGAAAATAAACCAGATATAAACGGCGAATCTACTGATAAAAAAATATATTTATATGATGCAATATTAGATTTTGGGGCAATCATGAAATTAGACATGGTAACACCATATATGGGCCGATATGTTGAAGTTTCTTGTATGTATCAAATAACCTCAAAAAATGGGCAAATTACACACAGTAATAGTATAAATAGACCACAAATTTTTTTAGAAAATTTAGCATATGATACTGGTGTACAATTTAAAAAACAAAAAATTTTTAAAGTTATAAAAAGGATGTATTCTAATGCAAAAATGAGAAGAGATACAAAAATGTTAAAAATATTAGAACCACTCATCAATTCAAATTTATCACGGTTAGCATCAATGCAAGCCGATTTTTCGACTTTAGAATTATTATTAAATAGTGGCAGTTTTCCAACTATTAATGTATTAAATCAAGAACTACAAAAAATTAAATTTAATATAAATAATGTATTAGATATAAATTTAAATCAACAACTTATTTTTTCACAAATAGATTTATTATATTTATTATTAAAATCTAAAAAAAAAGAAGAATCACACGATTTACTAAAAATATTAATATCATATTTTCAAGAAATAATAAATACAGAAACTATTACTTATTTAAAATCTATAAAAATTAATAATATTAATCAATTTGGTAAAAAATATATAATTCTATAAAAATTTTATATATATATAATATATATATATAAATGGCAATGTTAATTCGTAATAAAAATTCTAGTTCTGAATCTGACTATTCTGATGGAAATTTAGATTTAGATTATAGTGATGTTTTAGGCGGTGTTGCTCTTGGTGGTGTATCTATGGGCGGGACTGGTTCTAAAAAAGGCGCTAAAAAAAATGAATATATTAAATTTCTTAAAGAAGCAAAATCTCAAGGCATTACTTTTAAAGATAAAGCAGACCGAGCAAAAACATATAAACAATTTTTAAAAGCATTACCAGAAGCGCGAGCAGTTGCTAGAGGTAAAAAACCCGCAAAAGTTGCTAAAGTTGCTAAAGTTGCTAAAGCTAAAGTTGCTAAAAAATCTAATCCATATATTCAATTTCTTCAAGAAGCAAAAGTTCAAGGAATTGAATTTAAAGACAAAGCAGATAGAGCAAAAACATATCAAGAATTTTTAAAAGCATTACCAGAAGCGCGAGCAGTTGCTAGAGGTAAAAAACCCGCAAAAGTTAAAAAAATTGCAGCAAACAAATATGATAAATATGAAGTTCGTAAACGGCTATTCGGTAAAGATGCAAAAAAACCATTAAGAAATTATGATCGTTCTGAAAAAAAGACATTAAATAAAGACCTTAAAGCGCTTGGTTCTGGTGTTTGTATGTCTTGCCCTCATTGTGGCGGTGAATGGTATGATGTCGCATGGGATGTTATAAAAACAGTAGCTCCGGTAGTATTACCGTTATTTCTATAAATATTTAATTATTAAAATATATATAAATTTTATTATATTTATATATATTATATGTCATTATCATTTGAAGATTACAATAATAAGGGCAAAGAAATTGCTTATATCATAAAAAATAATAATGTTATCAATAAAATATATTATATTGATTCTGATGATTTACCTGAAGATAAACAAGTTTTAAAAAAAATTAGATTAAATGATAAAGATGAGTCATTTTTCCCATTTTTAACAACATTTGATAAAGAAGAACAAAACGACAGAATATATATTTGTGGAGAATCTGGATGTGGTAAAAGTTATTCTATGATTCGAAAATATATTGAATTATTCCATAAAAAATACCCAAAGTCAAAAATTTTATTATTTACTTCAAAACTTCAAGATAAAGCACTTGACGATTTAAAATATATAGTTCGAGTTGTTATTGACGATGATATGTTAATAAATCCATTAAGTGTATCTGAATTAGCGGCAAATTCTAAGCCATTATTAACAATATTTGATGATATTGAAGATTTCCCAAATAAAAAAATTAATAAAGAAATTGAGCGATTACGGGATGAAATAATGAGAAATGGCCGAAGTTCTGGTATTTATATATTATATACTCATCATGATCCATGTGATTATAAAAAAACAAAATCACAAATTTTTGAAGCTAAATCTATATGTACATTTCCTAAACAATCCGGCGCTGAGTCATATAATTATTTATATGAAAAAAAATTACATCTATCAAAAACAGTTATAAAATCGATAACTTCCATAAAATCAAAATTTGTTATTATAAATAAAGGCAATCCTAAATTTATAATTTCAGATAGATATATTGTATTATTATAAATTTCTATTTTTATTATATATGAATAATAAAAATAAACTAAATTATCCATTAAATTTTCAAGAAATGCAATATTTAAATCCAGACGCGGATATATATACTTATGATGAATTTACAAATTTAAAAAAAATATCAAATTTATTTTTAAATACACATAAAGTTATAATTTTATATTTGCTACAATCAAAATATATGGGTCATTACACAACATTATTTATTAATGATAGCGGAATTCAATATTTTGATTCATTCGGAAAACCTATTGATTTTTGGCTCGATCTCTTAACAACTCAACAGAGAATTGAATATAATGAAAAATCTGATATATTAGAATTATTATTAAAGCCGTATAATGTTAATTATAATGAATATTTATTACAATCAAAAAATACTGATACATGCGGAATGTTTGTTACGCATAGATTGCATAATTATTTATTAACTGAAAATCAATATTTAAAAAAATATTTTATGTTCAAAACTTCACCTGATTTAATTGTTGCAAATTATGTATTAAAATATTTAAAAAAAAAATAATATAATATTATTATATATAATGCAAACTCCAAATGTACAATATTTTAATTTATCAATAACAAATATAAATCCTCAAAATTCTGGGCTTGTTTCAGGTCCAACACTTGAGCCACAACTTGCGAGATTGTCAATTAATCCATCTGATGCAATATTAGATAATATGCAAGATTACTACGGGTCAATTATTCGGTTTTCAGTTCCGTGTATTAATTTACCACTAATTCAATGTTTGGTCCAAACTCCAGTTTTAGATATAAATAAAATGATAAATTCATTTACATTATCATATAATGATATTCTCAGCGATCGTATTTATTGGCAATTTCAACCAGAAGTTGAACCTCCAGTATCAATAATTCCTCAAGAAAATACACCAACACAGACATTTTCAAATTATTATTTTTTATATCAGTATCAATCAATAATTAATATTATGAATGTTGCACTAAAAAATGCATTGGCTAATTTAAAAACAAAAGCGGGAACCGAGGCAATAGCAGATTCTCCAGATGCATTTTTTTATTACGATTGTAATACAAATTTAATCGCTTTATATTCACCGCCTCTATTTGATGCAACTAATGATTTATCAGTTCCAATATTAATTGCTTTTAATTCTCCATCATCTATATTTTTTGTTGGTGTTCCGTATCAATTTTATGGATATAGCCAACCGTTCGGAGTTGATGCAATATTTCGAATTCAAAATAATAATACTTTAAACCAAAAAACAATAAATGCTGTGGTATATAATATTACGTCTCAGGAGTTTATAAGTTTAGCTTATATGTCATATTTAAGAAATATATTTATATCAACAACTATGCCCGTTAAGACTGAAACATTCTATATTAATGATGCGCAAGGAACGCAAAATTTAAATTATAATTCAATTTTAACGGATTTTATCCCAGATATCTCATTATCAAACGATGCGGGCGTATCAAGTAAAATATTTATATATAATGCTCCGTCATTATTTCGAGTTTTTGAATTTACAAATAGAGGCTCATTATACGAAGTATCGGCGGCATTATCATTTTCTGATACATTAGGAAATATTTACCCATTGTATCTTGAAAAAGGACAAGCTATTGAAATTAAATTTATGTTTATAAAAAAATCTGTTTATAATAAATTTTTAATTTAAATATATAAAATACAATTTAATAAATTTTTTATTTTTTTTTATCTATAACAATAATATATAATGCAATCAGTAGAAACACATTTTTTAAAAGTCGTAGATAATCGACTCGATGCCCATAGTGAAAATAAAATCGATCATGTTTTTAAGGAAGGCGCTCAAAATGTCGCATATGTTCCCCTTACGTCATCATCTCATTCTAATTCTGGTACAAATTTTGCCCTTAATAATATTGGTGAATATAATTTGAGAGATTCTCGGTTAGTTATGACTTGCCCCGTCACAGTGACAATTCCCGTCACAAACGCAACAGCAGGCGAATTATCATTTGTCACATCTGATAATTTCGGATTTAGACAATTCCCGCTTAATTCTTGTATTCAAAATAACAGCCACACAATAAATCAAGCGTCATATTCACTTAATACATCTGAAATTCTTAATATGATTTCTCGGGTTGTAATGAGTCCGGAAGATATGAATTTTTATCAAAATACAATGCCTGATTTAATTTCATCTTATGCAAATGCCACCGGTTCGAATCTTTCACCTCTTGCATCATATACATCTAATCTTGAAGGCGACGGAGTATGGAAACCTCGAACAGTTGGTTTTTCTATTACTGGAAATGTTATTCCTGCAAATACAACACAAAATGTTGTCATAACTTGCAATCTATATGAACCATTGATTGACCCATTTACAAATATTTCATCCGTATCAAAAGCCGGACTTTATGGAATTACTGGTGAACAAATCCAATTAGTTTATGTGCCTAAACTTTGGGATAATATGTTTTCTTTTGGTGGTGCACAAACTGGACTTACATATACTGCTCCGGTTGTATCTCTTGGTGCAAATGCTACATTATTTTGTATATATTTAACTCCATATGATCATATGATTCCAACTATTCCCCGCGAATCTGTTATTCCATATAATAACTATCAATATTTTTTAACAAATGTTGGAACTGTTACAAATGGTTCAACTGTTGCGCTTTCTTCACAAACTGTAACCGTCACAAATATGCCCGCTAAATTTATTATTGCGGCTGTTCCATCTGTTGGAACTCGTGATGCAGAATTGCCAAACGTTTATTTAACAATTAACGGTGTTTCAATTAGTATTGATAACGGACAACCCCAATTATCGGCCGCAAATGGTAATCAATTATTTGATGTTAGCCGAGAATCTGGGCTTAGCATGAGCCGTCAATGCTTTTTAGGCCAATCTCTCAATGCCTCATTAAATGCCGCCGATCCTGCAAATAATCCCGTTCTTTCTGGTTGTGGTTCTGTGCTTGTTCTTGAACCGTCGCAACTTGGCGTTCGTTCTGGTCTTGCTGAAGGTTCTGTTGGAAAATTTATTTTTCAAGTATTAAATATTTCTTTAACAAATAATACCGGCGCTGATCTTTCAAATGTGACACTTTACGTGATAGCCGTAAATAATGCAGTTCTTAAACGAGTTGGAACCCAATATACAAATTATTTACTTAATGCTCCAGATAATGTACTTAAAATTTCTGAAAATCTACCCATCGTTTCACATACTGAATATAAAAATGCATTAATGAAAAATGCTTTTATGTCTGGATCTGGTATTAAAGATTTTTTCCGTAAAGCATTTGGAACTGTAAGATCTGCCGCTAAATTTTTATCAGCAAATCCAGAACTTGTTAAATCTGGACTTAAACTGCTCGGAGGTCGTCGAAAAATGCCCCATGGTGGAGAAGTTCAAATGGCCCATAATCGAGATTTATTTTTTGAATAATTAATTTATAATTATTATGTATTTATATAATATATAATAATGAGTATAAATTCCATACTAACAAATCCTAAAATTTTAGATGAGATTATAGCAGAAGTTGATTCTCGAATATCGAATGTGACAATTAAAACATTAGAAAATAATGATGGCAATGTTGAACTTTCAGTTGTCGATTTAGTCGGAACAGTAAATTTAAAACCTAATATGTCAGTTAATAAAATAACTTGTTCATCATTTGTACAAACCTCAGAAATAACAACTAGTAATTCAATATTATCAATTGAAGCAAATAATAATAAAATTTCATTATCTCAAGATAATATAACTTTACAAATTAATAATGATAATTATATTGAATTATTAAATACAAATATTTGTAATCTTGTTAATACAAATTTAAAATTAAATAATATGATAAGTCCATATTATACAGATGGAACCATAGGGCAAGTTTTGGCAACTGATGGAAATAATACCGCAATATGGGCAGATGCGGGGCAACCTGTGGGACTGGTAAAAAATATATTTCAATTTAATCAACAAATGACACCAACTGGCGGAGCGAGTATTTCAGTTTATATTAATAATGCGATATCTGGCTTAACAATTGGCAAAACTTGTCTTTATGATATTTCATTTACTTGTTTTTCTGGTGTTATCGGTACTGAATTTACAATTGTTGTCACATTTGATGCAATAACTCAATCTATAGTATGTAATAATTCTGTATCTGGTGTTCATTTTCCAAAAAAAATAATTTTATCACAAATAAACACAACTGAAAGTGTCGCTTTGGGTATTAATTTGGTTTCAAAAACTGGAACTATTAATGTGGATGTTAATGATTATTTAAGTTTAAATGTTTCTGAATATTAAAAAAAAAAATATATAATATAATTATATACAATGAGTATAAATAGTTTAATTGAAAATCCAAAAATAATAAAAGAATTAACTGATTATGTTGAATCTGGAATACAGGGAAATGGTATTCGAACATTAAATAATAATGATAATAATTTTGTGTTATCAAATACTGAATCTGTCGGATTTGTTAATTTATCGAGTGATATTTCAGTTTCTGAAATGGTTGTTAGTACTTCAATTAGTGATGATACAATAAATTCAACATCAAATTTATTAATACAAAATGAAGAAGTTTCACAAATTTTAATTAATAATAATAGTATAACATTTACGGCCGGATCTACTGGAATATGTACATTAAATAGTGCAGATTTTGATTTATCGGGTGTAGTATTATCTTTAGATGCAGATGAAAATATTTTTAGTACTGATGGAACTGTTGGGCAGTTGCTTTCAACAAATGGAAATAATACTCTAAAATGGATTGATAATATAATAAATGATGCTGGATTATTTAAACAGATTGTATATTATACAACACAATCCGCACCGGTATTTTTGGCAACATCACTCACATTATATTTAGCAACTTTGAGCAATTTTACAGTTGGCAAAACCACTGTATGTAAATTATATTTTACATTTGTTCCAAGTGTTGGCTCTGATGCAATAAATATTAATTGTAGTTTAAACGGTGTTATTCAACAAACTGTCCAATCATATGTTAATAATGAAGATTTGGGATTAACTGTTTTTAGGGGAATAATATTTGAATTTGTGAATGTAGCAACAACTCAACAAATAAGCTTAACTTTATCTAATGTCGAAATAACATTACCCGTTAAATTTAATACTAGTGGTCAAGATTATACGCAAGTTTCAATTTTAGAAATTCAATAAAAAAAAAATATAATCTATTTATATATTATAATGAGTATAAATAGTTTACTTTCAAACACTACAATTTTAGATGAATTGGCATTATTAATACAATCTAAAATACCAGAAGGAGAAGCTGGAATATCAAGCTTAATAAATACAGATAATAATGTTATTGATGGAGTCGTTGGAATTATTGGTAATATTGATTTAGAACAAAATATAAATATTACAACTGCTACAATAAATGAACTAACAACACCAAATATTCAAGCCTTAAATAATGTATTAAATATTACACAAGGAATTGTTCCCCAGACAACAATTGATTTTAATAGTGGTAATTTAAATTTTAGTGTTGGTGCTAGTGATATTGCTTTAACTAATACTGATGAATTATTATTTGCGGATATATCATTAAAAACAAATTCAATGAATAATCCATTTAGTTTAGATGGAGCAAATAATCAACTTTTACAAACTGATGGATCTAAAAATTTATCATGGGTTAGTCAGGGCGGAAGCCTTGGATATGAAAAATATTATGCAAATTATATTTATAATCAACCTCCAGCAATAGGGAATGAATTACTTGTAATTTTTAACCAAACATTAACAGGAACAACAGCGGGACAAACTCTATTAATAGATGCAAATTTTACATTTTATGTTGATTTTTACGGAATTATGGCAATGTCTGTCGTAATAGATGGGCTTTCATATGATATTTTTTCATATGTTGATATTGCAAATGAAAATGTACATATATATCGCGGTTTTACTCATTCTAGTTTATTAACAAGTAATGATGTCAATTTAACTATAAAATTAACGGGAGTTTTTAATTTTTCTGTTGATGCATCTGATTATATGAATGTTTTAGTTTCAACTAAAGATTAAATTTTAATATAATCTTTTTGTGTTAATAAATTATGGGACATATTTTTAGAATCTTGTTCTTGTTCTTTAATTATATTTTTATATTTTGATGATAAATAAATATGACGGATCATTGATGCGCCAATTTTTTTATTAAATATTTTATTTAATATTCTAGTTATTGAATTTTCTAATTTATATGATTCGCCATTATATTTAACTAATAATGAAATATTTTCTTTTTTTAATAAATGTTTTAATTGGTGGTATTTAATATATAATTTTATAATTATAAATAAATCTTCTGGAATGTTAATAATTAATTGTCCATCTTTTTTTGATGTTTTGAATACATTAAAAATAAATTGTTTTTTTTTAAGATCTAAATAATTATAATTAATATTCGATGTATCATTATTAGTAATTTTCATTAATAGATAATCTTTATTTCTTCTCGGTGGAATTAAAACATATAATGATAATATAAAATAATTAAATAAATTTATAAATTGGTCTTCCGATATTATTTTTGAAAATTTTAATTTAGATTTTAAATTATTATAAATTGTTAAAATATCTGTCCATTCCATCCAATTTTTAGCCTGAGTTTCTGTTTTTTCATTTTTTGGTAATGAATTAATTTCTTTAGTTTTATTTATCATCAAATCATAATATTTTTTATATTCTGTTGGTTTTTGTAAAACTTTTAATGCTGATACAATAGTTATTAATATATTACGTTGAGTTGTTGTTTTATAATGTTTTATTTCTTCAATAATTTTATTAGAATCTTTAAGAAATATAATATTTTGTAATGGCTTATTATTATTTAATTTTCTAAGAATTTTAATATATGTAATAATAGAACTATTTGATAATTTTTTATCAGTTAATAATTTAATTAAATCTTGTTCAAATTTCATTTTATATATTATATGATTAGATTATTTTTAAATAAATAATCTAATTAGATTTTATAATGTCTTGCCAAATTTACTATGTAAAATTGTATTTGATGTATTTATAATTTTGTCTATATCAATAAATTTAATATAACCAAAACTATATGAACTATTAAAATATAATGGTGCGTCATTTAATGAAGCTAACTGAATTTTAATAAATGTATCTAAATATAACTCTCTATTAAGTAATGTTTTTTTCAATACATTTAAATATATCGGATTATTATAATTAACATCTAATTCTGTGGATTGATTATTATGAGTAATACAAATATCAATAATTCGAGCAAATACTTTTTTATAATCTTCGAATGTTTTTTCATTTTCCATTTTTCTATATTATATATTTAGATTTTAATTTTTAAATAATATTATCTATATTTTAATAATAATAAAATCTAATCTATATTATTATATGGTAAAAATAAATTTATTTTTACTTGGTTCAAATCTAATCTATATTTATTACGTGTAAAAATCTATATTATATTATAGATTTTAATAAATAATTTCTAAATTATTATATGTTCTGGGATTTTTTGCGATTAAATCAAATTCGACTAATTTATTAAATGAATCAAAATTAATTTTTATTTTTGGTTTGATTTCATTTAAATGTTTTGATGTTTGTTTATGTTGTCCAAGATTACTATTAGTAAATTTACCATTACATATATTACAAATGTGTTTTATATTTTTATATTTTAATATTTGTTCCCGATTTTCAATTTTATATTCGTTAATAGTTCTACCAGCAATACATCGATTAATACATTTTAAATAATGTTCTCTAATTAGTTCGCCTTCTCGTTTTAAAAGTTGTTCTTTAGTTTCAAAATTACAATTTTCTAATAATTCAATATAGCAGTCATTAAATTTAACAATTTGAAATGAGGTAATATTATTACATTTACCAGCATTATATAATTTATATTTTGCTTTATGGTTGTATAACCGCTTGTATAATGGATTACAAGTTGAACCAATATAATATTTATCTGTTTGTGGTGATCTAATTGTATAAATTTTTGAATGGGTATATTTATTTTCTATATCCTCTGTCATCCTATAATATAACATTATATAATAATATAATCTTATATGTTTTTAATTATAATTTTGTTATTTTTTTTTTATGTTGGTAATTATCATTGTATAGTTTTTTTTTTATTTGTTCTGGTGTCAATTCTAAAATAATATTATTAATTTTATGTTTTTTTTTGTAATCTGTACTTTTTTTTATTATAATATTTTTTTTTGCTTTATAATATTTTTTTTATTTTATTTTTTTTTTTTTTTTTTTT